ATGACTCTATAGGTGGTAAACAAATTGAATCTGTAGACTCAATTAAGCGTTATGCACCTAAAATCTACTCTGCATACAACAGAGCAGTGACTGCTGCTGATTATGAGGCACTAATTCCTAAAATTTACCCAGAAACTGAGTCAGTTTCAGTTTTTGGAGGTGAAGAATTGTCTCCTCCCAAATATGGAAAGGTTTTTATCACTATAAAACCATTTTATGGTCCTTATGTACCAGATTCCATAAAAAACAACCTTAACACAATGCTCAGAAAGTATTCTGTTGCAGGAATTGTTACTGAAATACAAGATTTGAAATATTTGTATGTAGAAGTGGATGTAAATGCATATTATAACCCTAGTTTGACATCTAGTGCAAATGCAGTCAAAACAGTGATATTGAATAACATTACTTCTTATGCAGATTCTTCAGTAATGAATAAATATGGAGCAAAATTCAAATATAGTAAATTTCAAGGTGTAGTAGATAATAGTAATGATGCAGTTACTTCAAATATCACAAAAGTGATAATTCGTAGGGATTTGAAACCATCTTTAAATCAAAATGCAGAATATGAATTATGTTTTGGAAATGCATTCTACATAAAGAGTGAAAAAGGTTATAATATTAAGTCTTCAGGGTTTAGTGTATTTGGTCAATCAAATACTGTCTTTTTGAGTGATTCTCCTAATCCAGATATGAAGACTGGATCTTTATTCTTGTTTACGTTGACATCAAAAGGTAATCCTACAATTGTTGCTAATAATGTAGGTAGTATTGATTATCAAAGAGCAGAGATATTAATCAAACCCATTAATATCATAGGAACATCAAAAAAAGTACAAAATATACCAATTATAGAAATATCTGCATGTCCTAAGTCTAATGACATTATTGGATTGCAAGATTTGTATTTACAATTAGATATTAGTAATAGCACTGTAGATATGGTTGCTGATAGCATCACATCTGGAGATAGCACTTCTGGTACTAGTTACACTGCTACCTCAAGTTACGCTAATGGTAATATAGCTAGATTGACTGAAGGTGAGAAGGAAAATACCACCCTTCTCTCCTCAGATACATATGTGTTAGGAGCTACTAATTTAGAACTTTTAGGTGAGTCTAATCCTACACCAACTAATACTACATCATCATATTAATCCTTTTATTAGCAGGAAATTAACACAACTATAAAATGTCAGAAAATACAAGAGTCAAAATTAGTTCAGTTGTTAAAAATCAACTACCAGATTTTGTAAGAGCAGATTTTCCTCTTGCTGGTGAATTTTTAGCACAGTATTATACTGCTATAGAGAATCAAGGATCTACTCTTGATATTTTACAAAATATTGATGAATATATAAAAATTGATGAATTGGTGGATCTTGTAGATTCCACAACTCTATCTAATAATGTTGGAATAGCAAGTAATACTATAGATGTTAAATCTACCACTGGATTTCCTGATACTTATGGATTAATTCAGATTGATAATGAAATTATTACATATACTGGAATTACAACCAATTCATTTATTGGATGCGCACGTGGATTTAGTGGAATTACATCATATAGAAGTGTTAATAAACCTGATGAGTTAGTATTCTCACAATCTGGTATTGCTACTCATTCTTCAGGAGCAGTAGTTAATAATTTAAGTATTAGATTCTTACAAGAGTTTTTTAAAAAGGTAAAGAAGCAAATTGTACCAGGATTTGAAGAAAGAACTTTATCTGATGATATAGATCAAAGACTATTTGTTAAACAAACAAAGGATTTCTATTCCTCCAAAGGAACTGACCAATCTTTTGAGATTTTGTTTAGAGCACTTTATGGAAAAGATGTAGAAGTCATAAAACCAAGAGATTTTCTCTTTATACCATCAGATGCTGATTATAAAGTTTCAAAACAACTTGTAGTTGAGTCTGTTGATGGAGATCCTATGGATCTTATAAACAGGAACTTATTTCAGGATGCTGTATATGGATTTGCTAAAGCAAATGGTGCTATTAGTGATGTAGAAAAAATAATAAGAGGAGAAAAGACTTATTATAGATTAAGTTTGGATTATGATCATAATTTAGATAAAGTAAGCGGTGATTTCTCTATACATCCTAATACTAGATTAATAAATTCTGTTTCTGTAGGATCTACTGTACTAGATGTTGATTCTACTGTTGGATTTGGAACTACAGGTACTTTAGTTGCTAGTTTCGCTGATGGATCAAATACTAATATAAATTATACTTCAAAATCCTTAAATCAATTTTATGGATGTTCTGGAATAGATAAAAATATATTATTAAAGCAAGATTTAAGATTAGATGCATTTGCTTATGGATATTCTGGCATAGGAACTGCAGATGTAGTTAAAGTTAAAGTAACTGGAGTTTTATCAGATTTAAATTGCGAATTTAATGCTACTTATTATAATGAGGAAGGTAGTGTTATTGAACCTAAAGGTTTAGGTTCTATTTCTAGGAGTGAAGTAACTAAAAACTTATTTACTAATATTTCTATTACATATAATGTAGAATCCATAGAACTTATTGATGATTCTAACTTTACTTACAAATTAAGTCTTACTGATAACCATGATTTTAAATCTGGTGATGATGCATTAATTAGTGGTCTTTCTTGTGAAATTATTTCTCTTGTAAGTTCTAAAGAAGTCTTAATTAAAGGTTCTGGTGAGTTAAATCCCAATGCAACATATAGTATACAAAGATTGCTATCTAAGTCTAGATTAAGTAACTATCCTACTGCTAGTATTTACACTACTAACGTTCAGAATTCTTATTTAGAT